CTTCTACTGCTAGACTTCCATCAGAATAGCCACTATACCATTTAGGGTAGGTTCCAAAATAAGAAGAATGTCTAAAGTGTTTACCATAATTCCCAGGTCCTCTGTGTGGATTACTATTATTATGCCAATAACCAAATCCCATACCGTTTTCTCCTCCACCACCACCCCATTTTTTAGAATCCTCTGTTTCATACCAACTACCTATTTTACCAGCCAAGTCAGCTTGGCCTGATGTTAAAACCCCGTCTGTTGCTGAATTATTATAGTATGCTAAGTTAGAATTTTCTGCTAACCCTAAATACCCATTAAGATATGTATTGAATTCTGGCTGTTCTACTTTTGTTGGATCCTGCTTATTAAAAGCATTTACAAACACAGGCTCATCTCCAAATGAGGCATTATCAGCAGTTGAAAACATATTATCGTCATAGCCAGCTTCTAAGTCTCCTTCAGCCGTACCGTATTGCATAGTCTGGTTTAAAAGACCTTGTTGAACCACCCTTCTATCATCTTCTTTCCTTTCTGCTCTAACAACTCTAAATCCAGATATTTTAGAAGCAACATCTCTAGGTATAATAAATTCAAAATTAACATATAAATCCATTAAATAATGAGTGTCATCATGAGTGTTGGTGTATGAATAATAAGGAACTGCTTTTCTTAACCCTAATGATGTAGGTGTGTAAGCACTCGATCCATTATTAGGAAGGTGACCATCTTGAGAACCCGTGTGCTTTACATAAGCATCTAAATTTTGAGTACTTTCTCCTAGTCTAGCGCTAAACCATTCTACATCTACTTTAGGGATGGTGTGACCATAAACATAAGATAATCTAAAGTCCATTACATCTTTATGTCTTACTACATTTTTCTGAGCTACTAGACTGATATAGGAGCTAGGTATGCTAGTTACAGTTGGTCTTACTGGTGTGTAGTCACTTTGATTTACATCAATCATTCTTAATACATCATGTTGTTCTGGTGTCTGTATATCACCTATCCATAAAACATTTCCAGGAGCACCTGTTAAATCATATGTCTGAACTCCAAATCTATAAACATCACCTCTTTGATATCCTCTTTTGTCTCCAGCAGCATGAGGATCCATAGAACCACCTAAAGACATTGATGTTTTAAATTTAGTTTCTGGCTGACCACTTGCATTATATGCTACAGATCCAGCAAAATCTGTTTGCATCTCTTCTCCAGGTATTGTTGCTGAAATATATGGAGATGTACTTGTGTTTTGTGTTTGATCGGCAGCCCTTTTTTTAACTCCAAATGTAACTCTACATCCTCCAGATGTATTATCCCCATAATTAAAAGACTCCCCTCCTGGTGTCATTAAATCAGTTAAGTATCTGTATTCTAATCTTTGTTTAATTCTACCTGTTCTATTTTTACTTTCATCATTTGAAGCAGCAGAAGACGTGGAATGTCTTTGGTTTTCTAATAAAGTAGTCCACATTGGGGTATTAATTGTACCATCAAATGCACATTCCTCATGTTCTGATGGTTGCAGTAATCTTCCATGCTTAACATCATATCCATTTCTATCCTGCATACCAGTATGAGGTATTAATGATCCGTCTTTATAATGATTTACAGCAGAGTCATTTGTTGTTAGGATTCCTTCACCATCATAAATTCTATGTCTAGCAACCTTAACGTTCCATTCTTTTTCTGATATCCAATTCTTTTTAGACTTAAGATTTGCTGCAAATAAAATATTATCTTTAATTGCAATATCTTTACAAACATCCCATGTATTAGATTCTATTAAAACATCCTCTAAACCACCTTCTATTTGATTAAACCATGTTGTATGTGAAAAATCTACAGAAGACCTTCCTTCAATTCCTTTTTTAGCAACTAGACTCACTCTAGGAGGTAGGTTTTGCTGCTCATACAGTAAAGCATAAAGCTCTACAAATTTGAAATCTTGATCTAAGTCGGCTACAGTTATGGTAAATCCTTGCACTCCTATTTTACCAGGAGGACCTCCACCATAAGTTAGTGTTGAGCTGAATGATTGATCTGAAACATGATATAAGTTACTTAAAGGAGAGAATGTTGTTTCACCTCCATTAGCAGAAACATATTTAAATGAATATTGATATACACCTACAGGTAAAGATCCGTGTGTAGTTGATTTTAATGTTGGTTGAGATGGTGACATTAAAGGTGTAATGTCTAATTCTTCTTTACTTAAGACGTTTTTACCTCCTGCCCCTAAATTAATTGTTCTTAGTTGATTTTTATTATCTGTCCAATAAACTCTAGATATACAACTATTTTCAACCATATGCTCAACTCTACACTGGTTATCTATATCCATATTTAAATCAGGATAATTTCCCCCCTCGTTGCTGTAGCAAACAGCATGATCAATTACTTCAGTCACCTCTAATTCGTCATTAAATATAATAGAAAGAAAAATCGTTCTATTTGCAACCTCTTGAACCATATTGCCGTCATCATTAGCCCACTCAAATCTAGCAACTATAATTAAAAATATAGTATCAGCATAGGATGTATAACCAACTATACTTGCTCTATTACTTAAATCTATATAAGGCCCTCCTCCATATCCTGGTCCTAAATCTGTAAAAGGATACGATCCTGCGGCAGGATAACCATTTCCAACCTCTTCTCCATTAGCATCATGATTTGTTGGGTCCCAGTATATTTCAGAGAATACAGTAGAATTCCCAGTTGTTGTTTTGCCTAATATACCTTTGTCTTGGGTGTTAAGCTGTTTTTGAAGCTCACCTAAATCTATAAACTGACTATTACCCTCTATATTTTCAACAGTAAAACTATCTCCTTTATCGTTAGTTAGTCTAATGTTTAAAGCGTCACTATAACTTCCTTCTAGTTGAAATCTAGGATCAGGATCACTAACCATACCGTGAGTAAATCCTTGAGGTACAGTATAATTTGCTTTCTGAGGTTGTTGACCTCCTTTATCTGGAGATGGTTGATTCTTTTTTTCTTGAGCCATTTTATAAATCTATAAGTCCTCTATTGTTTTTAATAGGAAGCATAGTATTCCATATACTACCTATTTGTTTTAACTCTTCAGATGTTGGCATTCCATCATCACCTCTAGTTTTACCACATAAGAAGTACCATCTTTTTTCAAGTTCTTTTACTATGTACTGAGCTATTTCACCATTATAGAATTCTATCAATTTCATTTGCCACATTATGTATTGTGCAACTGCTGTTTCATGACCCTCCTTTATCATAGGCCATCCTCTTAAATCTGTAGGGTATGCTAAATAAACTACTGTCATCTCTGTAGACCCTGTATTGGCAATATTAACTCTATTTCCTTTTACGTAGTATCTTAATGCTTCGTCTCCTAATCTACCAGTATGTATAGATGATGTTTTTCTTAGTTCATAATTATTATTATCTCTAATGGCTAACATTTTAACATTATCGTTTGGTAATCTTAATTGCTGATTCCTGTATATATCCTTCCCTCCAGTTAAACTTAATCCACTTACCTTAGCATTTGCATTGTCTGAAGCTAATGTATATTCATTTCCTTTATTACCTATTTCTTTTGCAGTTATAGTAAGTATTCCTGTAGTTGTATCTATACTGTAATCTGCAACATTTAAAGCTTCAGGATAATTATATACTGCTGAATTAGCATATGTTCCTGTAGTACCACCGCTTCCTGTTCCTCCTTTTAAACTTTGAATTAAACCATATTGAGCTGTTGCATTATCTAATGTAGCTGCTAAAGTAGCTCCTATCTCAACTTCATTAGGAGATTTAGCCTTACCGAGATCTGTAGAGTTTCTAAAATATAATTTAATACCATTTAATGTAATAGAGTCTCCAGATACAGGGTTGTTTGTAAATGTTATTGTTCCTGTAGCTTTAGCACCATCTGCATTGTAAACAGCTTCTTTTTGCACAAAGGTACTAATACTGCCAATAAGTTTTTCAGCTTCATAAGCCCACTCTATCCAGTTATTTATCTGAGTAGAAAAGTCCCCTAGCCCTAAATTTCTAGCTACAGTTGTAAAAACTCTATCTATATTTACATGCATAATATATTTTTTATGTAGTTGCTACAAAAACTTCTAATTGTTGTTGTGCTACTCCTATTACTTTAATTGAATCTGCATTAGCAAAAGAACTAAATGTAGCTCCAATTTCTAATTGTGTTCCTGTAAACATAATAGATGTGTTTGCTGCTACAGACTGAAATGCCCCACTACTATCTCCTATTAAACCCACCTTAAGTACTGCTGAGTCATCTAAATTAGTTATTCTAATATACTTCACGTCACCTCTTTTGAATTTCGCTCCAGAATTTAAACTATCATCAAAAGTAACTACCTCAGTTAGAGCTGTGCTTTCTAATTCTATAATCCTTTTGGATGCATTTAGAATAGCTGATGATATGACGTGGGAGTTTTCTTGTGCAAATGATATATTATCTGCTGTTCCAGAAGCGTCAGTACTCAATGATAAAGTTTCTGTTATTTTTACAGTAAGTGTAGATACGTTTACAGTTGTTGCCATTTTTTAATTTTTATTTATTTTATTTCTGAAATACCTTAGCGGCATAAACTTACAATATTTATATGTTTCTGGCCCCACCCAAACAATCTTTTTGTAAAAATCATCTAGAATAGGTATTTGTTTTGTTATTGTTTTACCTTCTTTTTTAGTCGCCTCATTATCAACTCTAACATGAAAGGCTCTTTTATGAGGTCTTTCATCAAGATAAACATACCCCATTGAGTTTGGTAGGTAAACCCTACGGTCTCTATCTACCACATCTCTTATTAATATTTCAAAATACTTTTTAATAATATTATAATATAAAGAATAATTTATATCCCTTGTCATCATTAATTTAACAAGCTTGTAAATATCTTTTATTGATGTATACTTATCCTTGTACTTGTGTCCCACCGCTTTGTCGTTTTAAGTTATCGTCTAAACCATCTGTTATTATATCTGGATTAGTTTTTAATTCAGCTTGCATTTCCACCTGTATAACTCTTTGGACTAAATCACTCACCCACTCCATAGGAATAGGATAAGGGGTTGTGTTGTCATCCCATTTCGTTTCAGTTTCGTACCAAAGGCCATACATCATATCAATCTCTTTAGGATTTTCCAGTATCATAGTTGCACCCCCTCTATACTTCCAAAATACTTTTTTAGCAACTGGTGCGCTTAATCCTCCATGATAATTAGGAGATGCCTGTAGTTGTCTAAGGCCTATATAATTCCCATGACCATTACTCTCTCTATCTATTCTTGCTGTTTCTTGTACATAGTAAGGTTTATTGTTGTCTGTAAATTTATTAAATTCATCAAAACTACCGTATTCTTTCCTATATAATTTTATTCTCTTTTTTGCATAAGAACCTGCCTGCTCCATATCATCAGGCGTCCCAGGATCATCAGGAAAATGAACGTATCTTTCAACAGATACATCTATAATTCCCTGATTATCTTTTAATTGGAGTGGTCTTGGCGTCCAAAAGTTATGTGATCCAAAATTTCTAAAATCACCTCTAAGTTGTGAGGAAGATATTTCTTCTCCATAAAAGCTTCTTTGCTGACTATCAGTCCAGCCATTTTCTCCTGTTGATACACTTGAATGCACTAACCACTCTCCATTTAATCTATCACCTGCTGTATTTTTAGGCATATCTGCCAAAAAAGGTATAGGAAGACCATTCCCATCTAAAAGATTAGGAGCTGATAAAGACGCATCTATATCTTTAGCATCCCATTTATCATAAAAGTTTTTAATAGTACTAGATGTTGAGTTTCTGGCAGTAAGTTGCATGCTTTGATAAAGCGCTTGATTATTTGTAATGCCTTTATCAATGTTATCAGCAATAAGTTTTGCTCTATGATAATGTATCCAATGTTTTATCTGCCTTAAACTAATGCTGTTTTCTGTAGAGGTAGAGCCTCCATAAGCAATGTTTTTAATATTGTAAGCTATTTCATTTAACGTTATCATTATAGGGTATTTAGATGTTTACAAAATTAGTTAAAATTATCCATTAAACAAAAATAGGCATCAACTATTTCTAGTGTCAGCCTATTTTTGACGCAGGGAGCAAAAGAAATCCTTTTACAATGTAATGCGTTTTATATTTCTAATTATGAAGATCTATGTGTGATGACATTTTAATAATAGCATTTTGAATTATTTGTTTTTGATAATGTTCTGTAAATCTTAGTGTAGCTGGAGCCGTTGAACTACCATAAGTACTTGCAGAAAATGCCTGCTCTACTGTAGGTAATGTTATCACTTGCATATTTATATATCTTATATTAGAAGCATTAGCAAAGGTTAATCTATTTTCTATATAAGACCAATATGGAGCATCAACATCACTTTTATTAAAAGGATCTTTAGTGTAAGCATGTTCATAATACTCTCTAGTAGATTTATTTTTTGCAGAAATAGTAGGGCTAAGAATTATATCATCTGCTGTAACTCCTGAATAGACCTCTCCAGTACTAGGATTTATAACCTCTTCTTTATTATAAAAGCCTAACCCTATAGATAATACATATAAATGTTGTTTTGGTAACACATACTGATTTCCATATTTAAAATAACCTTTTGTATTAGTAGCGTTAAATATTCCTGAAGCTGGAATGTCTGATACTGTTGTCTCATCATACACCTCTGATAATGCTGGATAACTATTGTTATAAATAGCGGTACCATCAATTATCTTTGTTGTAGAAAGAGTAAAGCTTTGCCAGTCAATACATCCAGATAATGCTCTTCTAGAATCCTCATCAGCTGTCATTTTTTTGTAATGCATATCAATAAAGTCAGAAATAGATATATTTAAAAACTTATTCTTTTCTTCATTTGTAAAATATGGAGCATTTGACTCGTCTAAGAGTAAGTCCATCATATCATATGCCTCAGCTAAATTCATTTACTATTTCTTTTTAGATCTATCAAACCATTTTGTTTTATTATCAGATTCTATCTTTTTTTCTAAATCTTGAATACCAGCGCTAGCTACCATGTCAGATGTGTTGATTTTAACTTCTTCAGTTTTCTTAATCCCGTTTCTAACTTGATTCTTCATTGTAGCATAGATGTCTGGATTTTCTTTCAACCACTGTATAGCATGTCCATCAGAAATACCTAACGTATAATTACCGTGCTTCCATACATCGTTTACTTTCTGAATAACTTTTTTAGCTAGTGCATTCTTTAAGAACACTTTATAATCTCTATCTGCATCATTATAAATTTCTAAGAATCTTGCAGGAGCTCTTCCAGCCATTTGGATTAATTTAGCTTTAACAATTTTATCTTCAAAATCCTCTCCAATACCAAACAGTCTACGTAAGTCATTAAGCTCAATATCTTTGATTGCAGTAGCAACCTGTACAGCTTCAGCAGACTCTAGGATGCCAGCAGCTTGCTTTTCTATATTAGCTTTAGTGTCAACCATTTCATATGTCTTTCCGCTTTCCATAAAAGGATGCTCTAAAAGAAAATCATAAATTCTTCTGTCATACTCATTGTCAATATCTAATGTAGTTAAAGGATCGTACATCTCCCATCCGTCTACAGGAAGGTCGTCTGGGTTTAATAATACAGATTTCTTTCCATTTTTTCTTGTGTAAGTACCGAACTTACAGTAGCTAAACTTCTTCGGTTGTTTTGATTTTACATAAATTAGGTGTGCCATTTTTCTTTTTTTTAATTAATACTCCCTGTTATTTTTTGTTTATATAATATTTAGACTTTTTTGCAGTCTCTTTAAATATTCTTCTTTGCCCTTTTTCATTAGTAGAGATTCTAGTTTCTTGATAGTTTTTATCTCCCCAATTAAGTTTTGATCCTTCTTTTATTAATATGTTACTTTTACTCTCTTGCAATTCATCTAACTTGATTTCAACAACCTTACCATCTCTTACTACTAATCTTGTTTTCATCTTGCAAATATAAGGAATTTGGAGGGGACTAAGCCCCTCCGTCTTCCAATAATTAATTTCTATCCAAATACTACGTCAGCAGCAGAACTACATGCTCCTTCAACATACCAATTTGTTCCATCACAAGATAAGCTTACCCAGTCTCCAGCAGAATATCCGCCACTTTGATCAAAAATAATTTTTGTATCAGAACTTGTAGCAGAATCTTTTGTGCCAGCACCATCTAATATGAAGCCAACAAAATCTTCTGAAGCTGCAGCTTGAACAATATCTACATCAGCAGTTGCATCTTTTGCGATAAATTTAAAATTAACACCTGCCTTTGCGGAAGGTAATGTTACATCAAACGTACCTCCTGAACTATCTAAAAAATAAGTAGTACCACTATTATAGTCATAAAGCGTTGTACCTGTTGTTAGTGTGCTAGTAGGATTAATTTGACCTCTTAATTTTGGAAGTCTGCCTTGACCTTGCTCAGAAGACTTTCCTGATAAATCTAAATAATTTGCCATTTTTTTATATTTTTTTTAGGCGATATTGGGAGGCCGAAGCCTCCCCCTATCAAATTAATATTGTGAATTAGGCAGCAGAAAGAACTCCACAAGAAAGTGGGTTTCTAACAACAATTCCTGACTCAGATAATGCGTGACATTGGAATCTGTCATCACCATTAGCAGCTAACATACCTTTAGTATCGTAAGGGTTTACCATACCTCCAACATATTTCTTAACTAATGAACGATTAATTCCAGCAGCACCTTTAGTGATTAACTCTACGTTAGAAACACTAGAAGTTGAACCGAAGTCCATGAATACCATCTTCATAGATTCTTTTAATCTAGTATCACCAAATGAGTTAGTACCACCTGAAGCACCATGAACATGAGCATCATCAAATACTGGACAGTAAGCGATAGTGATCTTGTTTCCTAATGCATGGTAAGATGTGAAGTTTCCACCTAAAGATACATCAGAACCAGCTTTGATGTCTTTCATAGAGCCTCCAGTCATAGCACCAGAAGGAGCAACGATTAAGTCTTTCATAGCTCTGTGGAACGCAATACGCCCTTCAGTACCAGTGAAAACCACCCATTCGTTACCTTCAGCATTTTGAGCATTTAAAGAGATCTTACCAATAAACTCAGTGATAATATCTTCAGTTAATGTTCCAGCAGCATATGTAGCTTGATTAGAACCGTCAATCTGTGCTAATACACCATCACCAATTGTGAACTGTCCATTAGTAGTTGTTGGAGCAGGTCTAGTTGAACCATCAGCATAAGTACCAGTAGCGATATTACCTATAATATCAGTATTAGTGTCAGCATAAGACTTAGCGTAATCACCAGAGCCATCAGCAACTACAGATGTTTGTCCATACCATCTTTGCAATTCTTGCTCATACATAAATTGATCCATCATATGATTCTCCTTAGTGAAGTACCATAATTTTTGACCATTGTTCTCAACCCAAGAAACATCAGTGGCATCTTTACCAGTGATTGTACATTTCTTTCTGTTGATTGTCATCCAGTTTTTATAAGTATCTGGATAAACATTATTTTCACCTACATCAGCTCCTGAAGACCCAGCAGGGAATGCAGAACCAATTCTACCAACTACATTTCCAACAGTATTGTCAGCAGCAGTAATAGCTGTAATAGGCTCAATAGAATAAGCGTTTGAAGAAGGCCCAGCTACAACTAATCCAGTTGCCCCAGAAGGGAAACGAACTACGTCATATAAATTAAACCAATCTTCAACACCTCCACCTGAAGTGTTTTCAAATTTGAATCCTGTCATTAAATCTCCAGCTACAGCAGCTTCACCAGCCGCAGGAGAACCGTCACCTACAGTAGGCGTACCAGCTACATCAATTAAACATTTTCTACTTAGTCTGTTCATTACTTTCCATTCGTAAGAACTGTCTCCTAAAACTTTTTCAGCAGCATGTCTTCTAGTTTTTTCAAGAAGATATGTCATAGAATATCTTGGGTAAAGAGATATTAAAGTTCTAGCAATTTCTGGATGTTGTAACAAATTTGCGTTAAGTGCATTCGCAGCAGTTGTTCCTCTTCCATACGTACCCGTACTTGTTGTTGCCATTTTTTTTAAATTTTTTTATTAATTAAACATTTTTTATTTTTGCTCAATTAACTTTCAACCTAGTAGTCTTTGACTTACTTAATTAGACCTACTCGCCCATGAACGCTTTTGGATCAAACGTACCTGACTCCACTTTGAAGTTAGATTTATTTTTTCCAGTGTTAAGGCTTGGTGAGACTATACTATCCATAATAGCGGCTTTGCCGTCTGCCAATCCTTGAGAACGAAGAATTTTCTCTATTTGCTCGCGATACAACATAAACATAGCAACATCCGCAACATTGGCGTGATCTTTCCATATTTCATTCATCATATCACCTGTAGCAAAACGATATATTTCCTCCTTCTGTTTCTTTGTAACCTTTCCTCCCATAAACTCATTCATTTCTTTAATCTGAGTTTTTAATCCTTCTTTTGCTTTTGCGACAGATTCTTTTTTCTGAATCTCTGCATTAGCTCTTTCTTTTTTTGTTCTATCATTATGTTGGTCAATAGCCTGATTCAACACTCTCCTGACGCTCTTAGCTTTCATTTTAAGCATTCCTGAGTCCTCTAATTTATCAATAGAATCTTCTAATTCATGCTCCTCAATACCATCATGCCTTAATTCTTCAGCAACTAAATCTCTATCGCTTAATTTAAGATAGCTTCTTAATTGAGATACTTGATTGTCTTCCTGAACAGGCTTAGACTGTTTTTGCATAGAATTCATAGCATTAACAAGATCTTCTTTAGAATTAATTTCTATACCTAATTCCTTACCAACTTTTTCCCAATTTAATTTTTCTTCTTCTGCAGAATCTTCAGTGGACTCATTGGCAGTATCATCCCAATCATACTCCTCCTCTTCTTCTACAGCTTCTTCTGACTCTTTTACTTTTTGGTCTTCTTCCCATGACCACCCATCTTCATCTTCTTTAGATACCTCTCCAGTATCCTCTGACTCATCCTTCTCATCAGATCCGTATACATCATCTACAAATGCTAATGGGTTAAACTCACCTTCTGCAATTTTTTCTTCTCCTGATGGGTTATCTATAACCTCATCAACTAATTTTGATTCTTCTTTTGACATGTTTTCTTTTTTTTAATTATTTCCCTGTTTGCAAAGATACAAAAAATATTATATTTTCTGAGCGGCCTTCATTAACTGCTCTTCAGATGACGTTGTACTGCTTCTTTTTAACGCACCAGCATCTTTTTTATCTTTTGATTCTTTATCTTTATCTTCTTCTGATATATACATATCAGCAGCTTTATTAGTTTTATCATTAATTTGGTTAGCATCATTAATATCCCTACTTGTATCTGCTTGCATTTCTGCAATTTGCATTTTAGTTTGATTATTCATTTCTGCTATTTTCATTTTAGCTTCATTGTCCATTTGTTTCAACTGAGCCTCTTGCTCAAACTTCTGTTGCTCTTGTTGTGCGGCAGCCTGTTGAGCTTGCATTTGCTGCTCCATAGCGGCTTGTTGTTGTTTTTTCATTTCATCCATTCCTTGTTCTAACACTTTTTCCGCTTCTGTCATAGTATCGGCTTTCATAACTTTAATAACACCTAGTAAGTCAATACTTCCAGACTGTAATGATGCTTGAGCCATTTGCTGTACTACCTGCTTCATAGAATCATCTTTACCGCTATCACCTACGTAAATACCGAAATCTTGTAGAGCAATATCTGGCATAACACTAAGGAATTTATAAGCACCATCTCCTAATATCATTCCAGCTTTTTTACCTTCAGCCCAAGCAACTTTCATTAAATTACATAAACGCTCTAATACTCTTTGTTTAGTTTCTGCATGAGAATAAAACCAACTCTCTGTAATAGTTGCTGACTGAACTACAGATCTTTGTACATTGCCTACCATTTCATACTGACCTACAGCTCCTTCTCTTTGTCTTGATACCCCAGAAATATTACCAGCCATTTCCTCTAGCATCATCTTAAGGTTTATTAATTGCTGAACAGATTGAGATAATGTAAAGTCAATTTGCTGAAATTGATTAAAGCTACTCATTTGACTACCTTCGTCTTTTGAGTTAATAGGAATAATACCATCTGTTTTTAAGTGATACAATACAGTTTGCATATCCATACCTAAATTAGTAGGTAATTGAGACACATCATATACTACAGCCTTACCACCAGAACGAGCCATAGCTAATTCAATTTGGTAAACTACAATATTATAAAGCATTTGAATATTATCTAATAAGCCAACTAAGGATACAGGGTTTCCTGTAGTATTTCCTTTTATACAACCAACATAAGATAATGGAGTTTTACCTGGATCATCTATAGATCTAACTTGATTACTTCTTCTTTGAGCTCCTACAAGTATTTTACCGCCTATATATGTAGCTTCCCAAATATCATCCACCCATTTAGTTTCTATTGTTTCTCCTTTTCTTTTCTTATAGGTATCTTTAACTAATTTTCTAAAAGGTCTGTTTTCGTCATATTTATTTTTAGACACCTTGAACTTTAAAGCTCTTAAAGATTTCCATTCAGCAGTAACAACTCTAATTCTAGTTTCTTTTCCATGTCCAGATTCTATCCAGCTAAAATTGTCATTATAATTGTGATCTCCACCATTATAAATATTTCTCATTTTATCTAACTCTAATAAATTTTCTTTTGTAAGAGAGTCTTTAAATTCATCATTAATTTCATTAACAGAAAGCCATCTTTCTTCCCCCACCCATTGAGCATCATCTAGATAATCAGAATGTATAGATGTATCATAAATAATAGATCTTGGATCTATTCTTCTAGCGTGAGGATCGCCATTAACAATACCTACCTTGAAAAATTCTTTAGATGTAATTAACAGATCTCTAAACCCTTCTTTAAATACATCTTTAAGGTTATACCTATTCATAATATATTCCAATCCATCCTGAGCAGTCTCTTCAACCATTTCACGATAGTTATACTTCATATATGTTTCAATATCTTCAGGTACAGGCATACCATCACCCTGCTGTCTTATATCAATATCCATAGATTCTTTAACTTCGCTATGAAAATCATCTAATAAAGATTTCATAATTAAAGATATCTTATGATCATACTTTCTTACAACAGCCTCTTTATTTACTGTAGACACTTTCATGTCAATAGGTCTTCTGATTTCTTCCCCTACAAGTAGATCAATTTTTGGTGTAATAATAGGATAGTTTACTAAACGAGCTGGATATGCAAGTCCATACTGCTCTGTAATATATTTATAGTCCGACTGGTTTAGAACTCCGTTATAAATATGATAATTTTTTATATCAGAAACTCTTGAGTTTGAGTAGTGACCTTCAGAAATACCCATATAACTTGTAATAGCCTCTAATACCGCTAAACACCATTCATCATTTTTTTCTTTCTCTGAAATTACCATTGAAGGCATTGTTGTGTAAGTTCTTTCCATAATTTAGTTTATTTGCATTGGAGTACCATTATGACTCCGTCTATAATATTTAAATCCTATATCTTTTATTTCTTCGTCTTTATTTGTTGCCTTCATTCTATAATTGTCTATATTATGAATCAAACACAAACCAAAAGCCATAGCCCTATCTGTAT